ATTGATGTTGGTAATCTACCTAAGCAGAAAGCAGAACAGTATCTGCGTGATGTTATGAGTAGATACCGTAACAAACTCGTGTATGATTCTAGTACTGGTGAAATTCGTGACGATAAAAAGCATATGAGTATGCTTGAGGATTTCTGGTTGCCTCGTCGTGAAGGTGGTCGTGGTACTGAGATCACAACTCTACCAGGTGGACAAAATCTTGGTGAAATTACCGATATTGATTACTTTAAAAAGAAACTATATCAGTCACTCAACGTTCCACCATCAAGAATGGATAGTGACAGTGGTTTTAATCTTGGCCGTTCTTCTGAAATTCTCAGGGATGAACTCAAGTTCACCAAGTTTGTTGGACGTTTGAGAAAAAGATTCTCAAATATGTTCAGTGATATGCTTAAGACTCAACTTATTCTTAAGAATATTGTTACTCCTGAAGATTGGGAGATGATGAGTGAGCATATTCAGTATGACTTCCTCTATGATAACCACTTCTCAGAACTCAAAGAAACTGAATTGATGACTGAGAGACTTAACATGGTTGCAACTGCAGAACCATATGTCGGAAAGTATTTCTCACAGGATTATCTAAGAAGAAAAATTCTTCGTCAAACTGATGAGGAAATCGTTGAGCAAGATAAACTCATCGATAAGGAAATTAAAACTGGCATTATTCCAGATCCAGCAACAATTGACCCACAAACAGGAATGCCATTTGCACCTGAAGGTGGTGGTGATTTGGGTAAACCAGTCATGGAACCTGATATGAATGCAGATGCTCAGGCAACTGTAGCACCAGAAATTGGTGCAAAAGATCTTAAAGATGCTGAGATCTGATAAATAAAAACGTTACTTAAATTAAAATCATGGATGATCTAATGGATATGATTCTGCAAGATGAGTCACCCACTAATATTAGTGATACAATTAAAAATATGCTTTTTGCAAAAAGTGCAGAAAAAATTGATGCTTTGAAACCATCTATTGGTAGTGCAGTCTTTGATGAGACGGAAGTTGAGTCTGAAGAAGAATAAATAGTAAATAAAGTCCTATCAGAGTATCATAATGGCACTAGCATCCACAGAAGTCACGACAAGTGCATATACAAAGATTGGTGATAATGTAACTACAATCACCTTTCAATGCCAAAGTAACAATGCAATTGTAATTAATTTTACAGCAGCAGATTCTGCTCCAACAGCAACATCTCCTGGATTAGTTTATAAAGCATTTGAGGGAGAAATGAAGAAAACAGTGACTGATTTAAGTCACGTCGGTAGTGCTGCATATGTATGGGCTCGAGCACTTACAGGTGAATCATCAACAGTACTATATGAGGGTGCTTAATGTCTAAAAATCCATTTTTAGGTTTAGGATTGAGTGGTTCATTTACATCGTTCGCAAGATCTTCTGGCGGTGGTGGTGGAGGTCCCTCTATAATAACTGAAGGACTTACACTTAATCTAGATGCTAGTAATTATAGTGGTTCAGGTGATTGGTTAGATCAAAGTGGTAATGGATATAATGTATCATTAAATGGACCTACTTACTCTTCTGATAATGGGGGACATTTTAGATTTGATGGAATTAATGATGTAGGAACTTTTAATGCAGGTACTGCATTTGGTTTCCTTTTAAATCCATTTACTTTTGCGATGTGGGCAGATACTTTCCATGATGGTGGATGGGCGTGGTACTTTGTAAATAAGACCAGTGGTGGTTCTATTAGAACAATGATAGGAGCATCTGGTGCTAACGAAAAATTTCATTTTGACGGAACTTCAAATATTGTCAACAACCCAGTATTACCAGTGGGTCAATTCTCTGGTTGGAAACATTATGTTTGTGTTAGAGAAGGCACTGGTTCTAATCAATTTAAATTATACATTAATGGTGCATTAATAGGTAGTATTACTAACAGTAAGAATTATACTACTGATGGAACATCAGGGTATATTGGAGCAAATGATACTTCAGAACCTATAAATGCAAAAATAGCTACTTTTAGAACTTATAATAATAAAGCATTAACAGCAGAAGAAGTGCTACAAAATTACAATGCACAAAAATCCAGATTTGGATTGTAATACACCTTAAAGTATAAATAATAAATAAAGTTACGTTTTCACCATGAAACTAATTAGAGAGGAGATAGAAAAGGTAGAGGTTATTACCGAAACAAAGAACGGTAAGAAAACTCTTTATATTCAAGGACCTTTTCTACAAACCGAACAACAAAACCGTAACGGCAGAGTATATCGTCTTAACGTAATGGAACGTGAGGTAAAGAGATATACTGATGAGCACATTTCAAAAGGTCGTGCTCTAGGTGAACTTGGTCATCCAGATGGTCCAACCATTAACCTTGATCGTGTTTCTCACAAAATCGTTTCTCTTGAGCAAAAGGGAAATGACTTCATTGGTAAGGCACAAATCCTATCAACACCAATGGGTAAGATTGCTGAGTCTCTTCTTAAAGAAGGTGTATGTCTCGGTGTTTCTTCTAGAGGTATTGGTTCACTTCGTCCAACCAAAGAAGGTTACTCTGAAGTTGGTGAAGACTTTATGTTAGCTACTGCTGCTGACATCGTTGCAGATCCTTCTGCACCTGATGCTTTTGTTTCAGGAATTATGGAAGGTAAGGAATGGGTTTGGGAAGGTGGTATCCTTCGTGAGCAACTTGCAGAGAAAACTCAGAAGAGAATCAATACTCTTGTAGATCAAGGAGCACTTGATGAGCACAAGATTGGTCTATTCAACGACTTTTTAAATTCACTATGAGTAGTGGTGCTTACATAAAATAATTTAATTTATAAATAAATATAGTTAATCTAATCTACTAAAAGATAAACGGAGAGTCTCAAATGTCTAGTGACAACAATTTACACGAAATGGAAGTAGGCACAAAGCAATCCAGTACTGCTGTTAATGCTGGAGCTGCTAAAGCAGATCCAATGCCCACAATGGCAGATCCTGGAACTCAACTTGCTTCTGTAGAAGATCTCGGTGGTCCTACCCCCGAGAATTATAAGTCTGACGACGATTCAGCAAAACTCAAAGAACCAGGTGCAACACTCAAGCAAGTTAGAGATGTTGTTACTAAGTCTGCTGGCAAAGCAGATGCAATGCCAAAAGGCATGAAGGAAGAAGAGGAAATTACTGATGAAGTGGTTGCTGAAGAAGAAATCACAGAAGAAGAAGTTGTCACTGAATCTGAAGAAGAAGTTGTCGAAGAGGCAACTGAGGAGTATGACATTGAAGAGGATGTCAACGCACTTCTAGGTGAAGAAGAACTCTCCGAAGAGTTTAAAGAGAAAGCAAAAGTAGTATTTGAAGCAGCACTATCTTCCAAGGTTACAGAAATCAAGGAAGCATTAGAGTCTAAATATGATGAGCAACTCCTTGAGGAGATTGCTGAAATTAAAGAAGGTCTATCTGCACGTGTTGACTCTTATCTAGAGTACGTTGCAGATGAGTGGATGTCCGAGAACGAACTCGCAATCGAACATGCACTTAAGGCAGAAATGACTGAATCCTTCCTCTCTGGAATGAAGGATCTTTTTGAAACACATTATGTATCAATCCCTGAAGAAAAGTATAATGTAATTGATAGCATGGTAGAAAAACTTGATGAAATGGAGACTAAACTCAACGAGCAAATTGAGAAGAATGTTTCCCTAAACTCCCGTCTCGCAGAGACTGTGGCAGAGGGTATTCTTGATCAAGTTTCTGATGGTCTTGCAGACACTCAGAAGGACAAGCTCGCTTCACTTGCTGAAAGTGTTGAGTTTGAAAGTGAAGAAAAATATCGTGAAAAATTGGAAATGCTCAGAGAATCTTATTTCTCTACCAAAGCAACTCCAAAGGCAAAAACTGAGACGTTATCTGAAGGTGCTGACGCAGCTCCAGAAGTAGTTTCTGGATCCATGGCAGCATACCTGAAGACACTCTCTTCATTTGCTAAAAACTGAATTTAATATTAATCAAACAAAACAAACACTTAATAGGTAAACCTCAATGTTCAATTCCGAGCAATTGCAGGAGAAGTGGGCACCCGTTCTCAACCATCAGGGTCTTGACAATATTCAAGATTCCCATAAGAGAGCAGTGACCGCAGTCCTGCTAGAAAACCAAGAAAAATTCCTAAGAGAGCAAAACTCTTTTAACAACTCAGGTTCATTCCTCGCAGAAGCACCT